CTTCTTGGTATTAACTACGAAGAGCGCAACGAGCCTTTCTTAGGCGCGTCTGGTGTGCATCATCCATTGTTGTCTGAAGCAGTAACACAGTTTCAGGCGCAGTCGTATAAAGAGATGCTGCCTTCTGGTGGTCCAGTTAAGACACAAATTCTTGGCACACCAACCAGAGAGACGGAAGATCAGGCGCAGCGTATTGAAGATTTTATGAACTATCAGATTACTGAGGTAATGGAAGAGTTCGATCCAGACACTGATCAGATGCTTTACTATCTGCCGCTGACTGGTTCTACGTTTAAGAAAGTATACTTTGACCCCACAAAACAACGCGCTGTGTCAAAATTTGTGCCTGCAGAAGATTTGATTGTACCCTACACTGCGTCCGATTTACGAACCGCAGAACGGGTAACTCATGTTTTCCGCATGACTGAAAACGAAATTAGAAAACTGCAGTTTGCAGGGATTTACAAAGACGTAAATATTTCACCAGTTGAAGAGAGCGAAGATGAAGGAAAAATTCATAACCGTGCTAACGAGCTTACGGGAATACGTCCTAATTATGGGGACGATGTCTATACATTATATGAAGTCCATGTCGATCTCGACCTTGAAGGGTTTGAAGATACTGACATGCAGGGCGATCCCACGGGCATTCGGCTACCTTATATTGTTACCATTGATGAAGGTTCTGGAGAAATTCTTAGCCTTGTTAGAAGCTATCGTGAAGCGGATCCCTTAAGGCGTCGCAGACAATATTTCACACACTATAAGTTTTTGCCGGGTTTTGGGTTCTACGGCTTTGGTCTTCTGCACACAATCGGTGGATTGTCTCGTGCGGCGACCTCAATTCTGCGTCAGTTAATTGATGCGGGAACTTTGTCGAACCTGCCGGCTGGATTTAAAGCTAGGGGCGTTCGTATTCGTAATGACGATGAGCCGTTGTCCCCCGGCGAGTTTCGTGACATTGACGCTCCCGGCGGCGATCTTAAAAACTCTATTATCCCGCTGCCTTACAAAGAGCCGTCAGCTACACTTGCCCAGCTTCTTGGTGTAATTGTAGATTCTGGTCGTCGTTTTGCACAGGTGGCAGACTCAAAGGTAGCCGATGTTAACTCACAGGCTCCTGTTGGGACTACGGTTGCATTAATTGAGCAGGGTTCAAAGGTAATCTCTAGCATTCACAAGCGTCTGCATTACGCACAGAAGCAAGAGTTTAGAATGCTGGCGGAGGTTTTTGCCAGTAACCCGATGCCTTATCCTTACTTTGTTGGGCAGAATATCCCACCAGAGATTATGCAGCAGGACTTTGATGGGCGAATTGACATCTTACCAGTGTCTGACCCGAACATCTTCTCAATGTCCCAGCGTTTGTCTTTGGCGCAGACTCAGCTTCAGTTGGCTCAGGCAGCACCGCAGCTTCACAACCAGTATGAAGCCTATCGCCGGATGTATGACGCATTGGATGTAAAGAACATTGATGCAATTCTGCCGGCACCGCAGCCACCACAGCCCATGGATCCGGGGATGGAAAACTCAATGGCTCTTAAAGGTGCCCCTAGTCAGGCATTTAAAGAGCAAGACCATCGTGCACATATTCGTGTGCATGCGTCATTGCTTCAGTCGCCAGCTATTCAGGCTAACCCGCAAGCTTTTCTTATCTTGCAGGCGCATATTCAGGAGCATGTGTCCTTGTTTGCTAGAGATATTGTTGAAGAAGTGTTCAAGCAGGCAATTCAAAAATCTCAGATGGTTGGGGAGCCAGTCCCTCAATTGCCTACAGAAGCTGTAGATGCTGCTATAGCACAGCAGATTGCAGACACCTTAGAACAGCTTGCACCATTGTTAGAGACAGCCCAACAACAAGATCCTCTTGTTCAGATCCGTCAACAGGAACTGCAAAATGATCAAGTTGAAATTCAACGTAAGATGCAAAATGACGTCATGGACTTCCAGATTGATCAGGCCAAACTACAGCAGGCCGCTGATCTGGCTATGCAACGCATGCAGATACAGCAAGGTATCGCCGATGATCGTAATGAAGTAAACGTCTATCGCATCAATACTCAGGCTAATCTAGCAAGGAACCGTGGACAGTGATCATGTGGGATATGCACAACCGCACGACTAAAAAGCAAGCTAAAAGGAATCGTAAAAGATGCTCCAAGCACTAATAGGTCCAGCGACCGAGTTAATTGGTAAGTTTGTTGAGGACAAAGACCAGAAGAACAAGCTGGCGCATGAGATTGCCACTATGGCGGAGCGTCATGCACAGGAGCTTGCCAAGGGTCAGTTGGCTATCAATGCTGAAGAAGCCAAGTCACGGAACTTGTTTGTGGCGGGTTGGCGCCCGAGTGTTGGCTGGTGCTGTAGCTTGGCTTTGTTCGCTCACTTTTTGGTCTTCCCTACTATGGATGTGGTGACTGCCTACATGGGTGTTGCGCCGGTAGCCTACCCTCAGTTTGATATGGACAGCTTAATGACAGTCTTACTTGGTATGCTTGGGCTTGGGGGGATGCGTAGCTTCGAGAAGGCCAAGGGCTTAACAAAGTGAGTGTAGAGACTTTCCTCAGATGGAAGATTCTACCTCGTTTTATGATGCTGATGAGTACGTTAATGTCGTGGCGCTGCGCTGAGTGGTTTATGGCTTTGCCGGAGCCTAGCTCACAGCAGTCGGCTTTCGTAAGTGTGGTTATGGGCGTCATGACTGGCGTCTTTGGGATTTGGATGGGTCATGAGCACAAAAAAGACTAGCCCGTGCGTAGGTATTTGTGTCTTGGACGAAGAACGTGTAAGATGTATTGGCTGTGGACGTACCATTGACGAGATCATTAACTGGGGAAAGAAATGGCAAGACCAAGAATAAATCAGTTTGCGGATGATCTTGGGGTCAGTCGTAAGTCAGCGAAGAAGCTTATAAAAAAAGCCCGAGGCCGCAAGGATGGCGGGTCAAATGTAATTGAAAAATATTCCCCGGAGCTTCAAGGTCGTATGAAACGGTTTGAGGATGCCGAGCGTATTTTCAGAGAAGACACAAAGATCGGAACAAAAATGGAAAAATCATCTTCAAAACCAAAGTCCAAGCGTAAGGCTTTTGATGAGTATTACGAAAAGCACGGAACCACTCACAAGAATGATCCCCGGTCAAAGCGAGATCATCCTATGAACCGTGAAGGCCGCCCTCTTGTCACAAAGAGCGAAGACATTGTTGAAGCTAATGCTGGAAAGTATATGGCTTGCGGTGGGTACGGTAAAGCAATTCAAGGCACGAAGTTTACCGGAGTAAAGTAAGTGGGCAATTGGAACACTTCCGATTTATCTGATGAGGATATGGATCAAGATGTTCAACAGAACATCGCTGCTGCTGCCGCGCAATCCGTTGGGATTGACATGGGTAATTATGATTTTGGGGATAATTTCAACCCTTCAGATTATAGCTCCGACATACTTGGTATCACAAACTCATTTATGGCTGATCCTAACGCTGCTGCTCGTACAGCAATGGCTATACGTCAAAGTTACCCCGTGTATTCCGGGAATATGCGTCCAGCCTTAAACTCTTTTATTAATCGCTACACCACAACACGAGGCCCTCTTACCCGCGATGCCTATAATCGCGCTTATGATATTACAAGAACAAACCTTGGCGGCATCAACACACTCGGTTACGACACAGCAAAAGCACTGCAACGAGTTGGTATTGGTTCTGGTCAAGTAAAAAGCGCGAATCCCACGGCGGGAAGACTCACAGGCACTGTTTTTAAAGACGGGGTTATTTCAAAAAACGGCGTTATGCAGGGTGTCGCTTCTGATGTTTATTATGGTGCAGAAGACCTAGATAATAAATACGAGGGGTTGCCAAGATATTCGGATAAGGGGTATTTGGGCCCAGATGGTGTTTCTTATTCCAGCCCAGAAGAACGAGCTCTTAGCCGCGCCTATGATCAGTACATGAATCCATACAACAAACCCGGAGAGTTGGGGTATAACCCTGACGTAAAGAACATTGGAGCGGGGGAAGTGCGCCCGGGTCTACAGTCCGGTATTTTTAGTGATATGTCTGGTACACCTACTCAACTAGGCCCTGTTGCCACATATGACAGAAACTATAGCGGCATGGACAACCTTGCAATGACGGCCTTTGGTGGTATGGGTCATCTTGCAAGAGCTTTAACAAACAAGGTTACTGGTATTGAGGGTCAGCCTTTACCGGCGGCGGCGTTGGCCCCCACCCCTGAGATGATAGCGCAGGGTCAGACATCTGGCGGGATGGCAAGATCGTTTAGTCAGATACCGGGTCAAATCAAGCAAGGTATTGAGTCTTTGATTGCACCGAATGTACCGGCACCAAACCCAGTGCAGACGGCTCCATTAGACTTAAGTGGGTTTGAGCAGCGCTTTGGATCCACTAATCCATTGAGTGGTGAGACAAGCGTAACTTCTGCTCCATCTAGTATTGTAGACGGTTTGAATGGTTTTCAAACAGAAAAAGTTCCCGGTGGCCGCCGTAGTGTAAATACAATTGGCGACATGACAGAAGCAGAGGCAGAAGCTATCAAGAATAGGCGTGGAGCGTACAATTTTTATAGTGACCCTGAAGTAGAAGTAGAATACCCATCAGCCACTACCGGGGAACAGTTAGCAGGAAGCTTGTTTGATAGCTTGTTTAGGGATCCCAATATCTCCCCAGAGGCTAGAGAAATACTAAAAGAAAAAGGCATGACAATTGATGACCTGTTCGCTCCCAAGACACCGACACCAGAACCTGAAAAGCCAAACATTATGGACCTGATTCAAGGAGTCATACAAACCAGCGCTCTCGGTGGTCCAGCAACCGCGAACCGGCTTGCCCAAGTAGACTACTCGAATCTTACCAACGTCGGCGGCAATTTATATCAGGCTAGACCTAAGACCAGCAGGCTTGATAGTATACTTGAGTCTCTTGGGATGAAAGCGTCGCCAAGTGGGCCAAGCGGGCAGATCTATTCGGGTGCTAAAAAACCCCAATCTTTATTTGATTACATAGGCTTTGGACAATGAGAATTGAAATTAAACTAATCCCTGACGGGCTTGATCTAGGAAAAGCAATTCAAGATGGCATCCCTGTAGACAAGATGCAGGATGCATGCCCTATCGCCACGCAGGATCTTGAGACGAATGAAGAGAACAAACGCCTTGCCATCAAAGAACATCAGTATGGCCCGGCGGTTAATCCAGAAGAAAGCTGCGGTGTCTGCGCTGTATTCAACATTACAGAGCATATGCAGCAGTGTATGAAGGACGAAACCGGAGAAATCGGTTATTGTCAGTTGCTTAAGTTTATGTGCAGTGCTAGAAACAGTTGTGCAGCATGGGAAGAGGGCGGTCCATTGACGGACATGCCGGACGAGCACGGATCTACATGTGCTTGTGGTAAGCCCGACTGCGACTGTGGAGAGTAAATGGACGTATCTCTTTTTGTTTCAAGGTACAGAAAAGCCTTGAAAAACCGCATAGAAGACATTAGTGTCTCTATAACAAGTGGTAGTGTTTCTAACATGGAAAATTACCGCGCATCCGTAGGTGAGATTCAGGGGCTCACCTATGCACTTGATGAACTTTACGCCCTGCTACAGAAGGTTAATTATGACGACGACTCTGATAGTACCTGACTACATCCTCGCGCAACGTGAGGCAAAAAAGAAAGCCGAAGAGGCTGCAAAACAAAAAACCCTAAAAGAAAGAATTCCGCAACCCACTGGTTGGCGTTTGCTCGTCATGCCGTATATGGGTCGTGAGAAGACTGAAGGTGGGGTTTATGTACCTGATCAAGCAAGAGAGCGTGAGGCACGAGCCACTGTCGTAGCTTATGTACTGAAGGTAGGACCTTTGGCATATAAGGACGCGGATAAGTTTGGCGAGGCTGGACCGTGGTGTTCTGAGGGTGATTGGGTATGTATCGGAAG